ATCGCGTGCCGTTCGGGAGGCATTCGCAGATATCTATTATAAGATGGCCAACAAATGGTGGAACAACTATGGAATGCAAGAAGTGGTCCTTATTGAAGACTTGGATAAGTCTCATGCTGTGTTAGGGCATCATTTAAAATTATGGGCCGACAGTTATCCTTTCAGAGGCGAGGTGAAGAATTCAACCATGATGGCCAGACCGAAACACATTGTGGTTACATCCAATTATCATCCGAAGGATATATTCCTAGACGATGGTATCCTCCTCCCCCTGTTGAGGCGTTTCAAACTGGTGGAATTCCCTCTCCCTTTGGGTATGAAGTTTCGTCCTGATAATGATGATGGTATGCATGTGGATCTTAATGATGAGCCTTCTCCTAGTTATTCTCCTCCTTGTTCTCTTCCCCTTGATGATCGTGTTGGTGAGTGGTTCTTTGGGGAACCTGAATCCGATGTATGTAGAATATGTGCTATGCGTGATGGTCATCTTAGGACTTGTAGGCTCAATCCCACTACTTGTGCGCCTCCTTTGCCCTCTTTGCCTGGAAAGAAAAGAAAGCCTATGGATTGAATAAATCTTTATTTCTTCTTATTGATGAAGTCAATGAGCTTGGGTTTTCCTGGAGTGGTGAGATCGTAGACTGCTTCTAGTCTTCTCTTTTTTTCGGGAGCGTCAGGTTCTTTGTTTTCCTTAGGGTCATCGGATGCATTGTGGGTACAGATACAGAATCCGTCTGCGTTAACCGCGTACGAGCAATTACGGCAAGCCAAAGCCCAGAACAAATCAGAGAAGTCGCGATTGCGACGAACATCAGGTGGTATAGTGGACCAGTCAGAAGGTCCGTCCATAGGGAAACAACGTTCAGGAGATTCGTCATCGTCTGAAAGAATGGAATCATGGACTACAAGAGACATGTTCTAATGTGCGGTGCGTGAGAAATTATGGCAGGGTATGTAAACTTAGGCATCAGTAAAATGATTGACAGGCGTGTCTACATATCTCGTATAAAATCTCCCCTAACTTAGGCTAAATGTGTAAGGTGTTATAAATCCCTATATGACTGGCAATTTATTGCCAGGTCTGAACCGTGGACCCAGCAGGGGTCCCGGTCAGATGCTTGGCTGGTTCTACGTTGCGCGCGGGCTGCCGGCACGGCGCGGGGTGTTATCCGAGAGAGAGGACCCAGCATGGGTCCCTCTCGGGATTACGGAATACTCATTCTGCCTGACTATTCGAACTCATTATTGTGTGTGTGTAGGGAGATTTTATTAGTCATAGTATCTTAATCGCGCGATACTGTTTGACGTCACTGCCCATTGTGATGTGGTTGCACCATTAGTGGTCGCTCTCCAGAAGAGATAAAGAGAGCCGGAGGATATGTCGGTGTTAGCTCCTGGGTTAGTTGTAGAAGAGTAGAATGTTTCTAGGTTGCGGAGCTTGATGTATTCGTCGCAGTAGAATACATTTTTGCAAATATCAGCGGCAGCTGCTCCTCCAGAGGTGCCGGGATTAGAAGTGATGACCTTATCCATTAGGACGGTGAATCGTCCAGTGTTGTCATAACGTAAGTTATCCAATACACCGGAAGCTTCGGTACCTGCATCGTCGGTTCTTCCGAAGATTGTGTCAAATGTTGGAATGGTAGCGCTGTTTGTTTGGCGATCATATACGAGAACCATTCGTAGGTCATTGCCTGTCATGTCTCCTCCTGCGGATACATGGTGTGAGCATTCAAGTGATGCTTTTATCCGGACGGATTTCATGGTAATTTTTCGTCCAAGTCGATTAAATGATCCGGTACCTCTTTGTACAGCATTGAGAATGTTAGCATTAGCGCTTGTTCCTGTTGTGGCAACAATCCCAATTGCTTGTGTCAGTATTGTATCACAGCCTCGTAATTCCGGGGTGTTTCCTTTTCTTTTTGCTAACCATGCAGGATAGTTACTTTTTCCACTTAGCATTTGATATGGTCCCGGATAAGGTGTTCTTACTAATCGATATGGAGGCAGTGTTTGGCGTGGACCCGTAGGAGCGTTTCTTTTTTTTGTTTGGGGAACAATTGCATAGGGACCCGGTTGATATGTACGACGCATGACGTGTAAGTGAGAGTAAGAGTGAGTAAGGTTCTATTTTTAGGATTATCGGGTTATCGGGTTATCGGGCGATTCGCTTGTCTGTTTGGCATATGTGCCAGGATTGTGGACCAATAGAATTTGTGACTAACTAGGGGGGTAGGATTCAGTATTACCCTACCCCCTAGTTAGTCACAGTCACAAACGTTACATGACGTCAAAGGCTAATAGACATGGAGTTCGATCAATGGGATACTGCTTCACGATCAACAATCCCAACGACACGGATGCCCAGCAGGTCGAGGATCTATACGGAAGTGGAAAGGCAACATATGTTATTGTTGGTAAAGAGGTTGGAGAAAATGGTACGGCGCATTTGCAAGGCTATGTCTACTTCAAGTCTCAGACGGCTTTTAGTACAATCAAATCGATGTTATCGAGAGCCCATATTGAGAAAGCTAATGGATCGCCGGAAGAGAATGTGGCGTATTGCAGCAAAGATGGGGACTTTATTGAATACGGCAATAAGCCTATGTCCAGAGTAGAGAAGGGCAAGAAAGGTCAAGAGTATTGGCAATCTCAATGGCAGCTTGCTGTGGATAATAAGCTGGAGGACATTGATGCTAAGTTGAAGCTTACTCATTGGAAGACACTTGTATCTATTCGGGATTATTATCTGAAGGACTTAGGGAATGAATTCCGTAAAGGGGTCAAGAACTATTGGCTCTATGGTCCGACAGGGACAGGTAAATCGCGTGCCGTTCGGGAGGCATTCGCAGATATCTATTATAAGATGGCCAACAAATGGTGGAACAACTATGGAATGCAAGAAGTGGTCCTTATTGAAGA